CCACATCAGCAACAGGACGGCGAACCACAACAATTCGCACGTTAGGCGCTAGACGGCTTGCCAACCGCCAAAACGGCGCTGCGGACGTTTCTGCGCTGCCCATATGCGGCATGGAAAGCCACACCTTCACATCATCGATCGACCGCATGTGCCGCAATTCCTCATGGCCGCAGATGTGATCGCCATAAGTCAGGAATTTAGAGAGCCATGTCGTGCGGGAGCGTGGCAAGCCAAGGACCAAGAAGGCCATTACAAGCCCTCCGAATTGTCAATCATGGCATGAAGTCGAAGCATCCAGCACCCTTTGCAGGTGGCCTACTGGCTGGCCGGATACTCAGTGCAGCTATGATAGCGCAATAAGCGCCGTTAAACAAGCCTATAGGTAAACGAAAAATAAAACGCGCGACTAGTCGTATCCGCCGATACATAGTTAAACTCTGCGCGGTCGTTTGTCGCATCAGCATAGATCGGGCCAGCCGAGTTTGCGCCAACAGGAACACCAGTTCCGCCACATTGAAAGTCATTGGCAAAGGCCGATGCAATGGGCAGGCTAATGCCGATTATCGTGCTAGTTAGCGATGCTGTCGCCTGAATTGTGATTTTGCCGGATACCGTCACAACATCACCAACGCGCATGTACTGACACGCCGACGCACTAGACGACGCCACGTTGGTTACGCCTGTTAGAGCTGGTGTGTAAGCTCCGTTCGCTAAGGCGGGAATAGTATTGCCAGAAGCAGCCGTAACCCGCCCCTGCGCGTCTACCGTGAAAAACGGAATGGATGTTACAGAGCCATAAGTGCCAGCCGTGACAGCCGTGTCCTCAAGATCAATCGTCAGCGTGGCGTTGATTGCCCCGCCGCCGCTTAACCCCGTGCCAGCATTAACCAACACCGTGGAATGATCCACGTTGCGCGCGTTTGTCGTGTCTAGGGCAACAGCGTCCGCCGAAACTGCTATACCAGTGCCAGCACCGACGGTAAAAGTTCGATCGGCAGCAAGCGTGCCACCGCCTGTCAATCCGTTACCGGCGATTAGATCGCGCGCATTTAATTCCGCTATCTGTGCGTCAATCGTAGCAACATTAATGGTGACGTTGCTAAGTTCAGAAAACGTCTGCTCAAACTGCTTGATGGCTTTCGGATCATTGCCGACGAAGTTAGCAATCTGGTTCCGCGTAAGGCGTATCTGATTTACCACGCCAAAGGCTCCAAAGCGGCTTCTAAACGCACGAATGCAGCATGAGCATCAGACGTACCCCTAAAGCGTTGAATGCGCCTGTCTGCCATCCTGCCTTGCCTTAGCCATACAATACGCTTTGATGTCGCTCCGATACCGCCTAGCGATGTCGTGCGGTCGATAGACCATGACCGCCCATCGATGCTGTAGCTTGTCGAGATAACCGGATTTTCGCCTAGCGCCACACTGCCTGTCAGCGCGACCAGCTCCAGCCTTGTAAACAATGCGCCTGCACCAGCGTTATAAACAATGGTCGTGCCAAATTCCCACCGCACGATTGCGCCGTAGTGGCTTGAAATATCTCTGCGGATATAACCCAAGCGGTTATCTAAAGGATCGGCACACCGCCAAGCGTTATAGGCATAGCAGAAATGCCGTGCGCGATACTGCTCAAATCCGTCAAGTGTGGTTGTTAGCACCGTCCAGATAGGTGTCTGCAAGTCCTGTGATGCGCCCCCATCGTAAAGCAATGTGCGGTCTGGCAAGTGCAGGTAAAGGAATTGATGCGAACCCTCATTGCGGGCCTCAAGGATGGCTTGGGAAAGGTCATTGGTTGTGTATGCTTCTAGCAGCGTGTCAATCTCATGCGTGCTAATCTTAACAGCGTTGCCGTTTGCGCCAATGTAGATCGATGGTTGCTCATTGAACCCGCTACCTAAGAATGCGATTGCATCCATAAAGATGCAACAAGCATCCTTGCCAATGCATCCCTTTTCGATTTGCGCGCCTTCAATGCGTTGGAACGGAAACAAGTCTCCGCCGATGTTATCAAAGAACTCGATTGTATGCAGGTTAAGCGCCGCCACTTCATTACGTAGCTTTAATATGGCAATGACCGGATCGGGATCAGCTTCGGATGAACCATACTTGTTAGGGTTAACACTAAGCGGATCGCCTAATTCCGTCACCACTAATGACACGCCGTCCGTGGTCATGAAATAGCCGTCAACCCATAGCACGTCATTAACTACGCCTAGATCGGGGTCAACATTCTGGCGCAAGCCATCGGTTAGGTTGTAAACGAACAAGTCGCCATTGCTGGCAATCGCTAGATCATCAAAGCCATAATCCAACGTTACCGGAGCGCCATCAGTGCCGACGCTACCGATAAGCGATTGCGAGCCATCGCTTGCCACCGCGTAGAGTTCAGACCCTAATACCGCATAAAGAACGCCATTCCAGACAATCATGCCACGACATATCGCAGGCGTTGGCGTCCATTCCGTCAAGCCATCAGCGGGCCTTAGAAACCCCTGACTAACCCCGTTCTCTTTAGGCACAGCGACAAAGTTCACCGGATAGCTTGTGCGCAATTCCGGTGAAGAGCTGGCATAGATGCCCGACAAGATCGGGATTTGAGGCATTATTTAAACGAACCTGGTGTTACAATCAAATTGCCATCAGCAGCCGTTGCAATGGTGCGAATGAGGTTAAGGTTCGGCCCGCAATAGACAACAATCTGCCCGCCGGGGAGGATAGGCAATCCATCATTGGTCGTAGGGGCCGTGCCAGTGGGGACAGTGCTTTCATTGGCGAACGTGGTCAGCATGACGTGTACCCGCGCCGTTGCACTGGTGTTCGTCAGCACCACTGCATTGCAGTTCTTAGGCAGGACAAGCGCCGCCGTCGCGCTGGTTGCGTTCGTGATATTTGTGGTTGAACCCCACGCGGGCGAAAATGCGTTGTTCATTAACCTACCTTCCAGTTTGTGCCGTCGCTAATTGCCCCGACGCGATTGGCCCCGCCGCCTGCAATTGTGGCGTTGAATGTAGCCGTGCTGCTATCAGTCACATAAGCCCGCGCACCTGCGCCAGCCGTGGCTGCGCTCGGCAGGTTCGCAACCGTAACTGGTGTCGTCTTGACGTAACTTGATACAGTCAAAGACGTGAAGGCCGTAGACAGGAACGACACAAGCGTCGTCAATGAAAACCGGCGAGTGTCACCTTGCCCCGTCGCAAACACTGGCACGTTATCGCCTGCATTCAGGCTATCAACCGCCGATAGTTGGTTAATCGTGGACATGCTCAAAACTCCAAAAGGCTATCGTCGCCAGCCTGGAAGCGGTTCTCAGGGCCAAGCAAGAACGGGCCATCATAGCGCCAAGGCTTATTGCCCGCGCCCGCTGGCATTTCTGGCAACTGCATTTCGATAGGCGCGGAATGCAGGTTTAGCAGCGTGTTGTAAGCCCGTTTAGCGTTGGTCATTGTCGCCGGCATAACTTGCTTGCCATAGCTAGGCGCAATGCGGATCGCGAGGCCACAAGTGATCGCTTCCCATGCGCTATCCGGCACGTTCGTTTCATCGGTCAAACTGCCCGTGGCAGGTCCGCTAGGGATGGGATAACCGATACGAATACCCTTAGCGTTCCATTCTGCCATCATGGCATCCAAACGCCTCATAGCGCCGGTCAATTCCTCCGCCGTGGCATCATACGCATAGGACGCGAGGCCAATCTCCTCTAGCGCCCCATTAACGAAGTCTCGGCGGGTGTAACCCATCAGATCGCTTCCGCAATACGTTGTGCAAGCACCGTGTCGCTTGTGCGTGAATTGAAGCCGATGCCAAGCTCTTTGGCCTTCTGTTCCAGTTCGTCACGGGTGGCAGGCGATACATCATCGATAGCCTCTTGTGCTTCGATAACCTCTTTAATCACGGCTTGGGCTTTTACGCCCGCGATAGCTTCCACAACAGTCAATCGCCAGCCATCAGACAGCGCAGCACTAAGTGCGCCTGCGTCGTCAATGCCGCGATAGTCAAAGGTCTTACCGCCCGATGCCCGATGAAATCCGGGGCTGCGATAAACCATTGTCGGGAAGCCGGTCACATCATTCTCCTAGTAAATGGGGCGACGCTAGGAGACGCCGCCCCATCGTCACGCTCGCGGCCGCCTTTATAGCAGCAACACGACGCGAAGTTAATTCTTCATTTTGCCATGCTTCCTTTGCACGTTCGGAAAGTTTTGCGCGAGTTTCATCAGTCACAGGACGAGGGCCGCGCTTTTTTGCAGCCTCACTCATTTTACGACGAGTTTCCTCACTAAATTTCTTGCTGCGCATTTTAGCCTTTGTTTCATCGGGCATAACCCAGCCATCGGCCTTGCGCTTAGCCCATGCCTCTTTGCTTTTCGCGGACATCATCGCTTTATATTCTGGGTCAGACCATTTAGCTTTTGTTGATGCGCTTTTCTTAGCCCGATAATCATCACTTTGCCAAAGTTCGCGGGCTATCTCTTTGCGCCGTTCCGTGTTGTTAATCTTTCGCCCCTTGGCTTTGTCGCTAATCTTTTGAGCAACTTCAGGGCACTTAGATGGCGGCACTTCGCCACCGAATGAGATATTGTAGCCGTTTGGAGCGCGGGCTTTCATACTCGCAATCGCTGCTATTTCAGCAGCGTGTAATTCTTCAGGCGTATTATATTTGCCAATAATAGAAACAGACGGTTCGCCATGCTTTCGCCAAGCACAATGCACCGGCAACAGAGAACCTGCCCCCGCCGATGTTTTGTGTTGTGAAAGCCTAATTTCCATCGTGCGAACCGTCTGCCCTATGTAGATTTTGCCGTTTGGAAACGTCAACCGATACAAGATATTCGCCACTACCATCACTCCTATGTTAGAAGTGAATAGTAGTGGCATCATCTTATTAGGTCAAGGTTGGCCCCAGAGCAAAATTCCGTTCATCTGGGGGTTAGTATTTACCACCCCATAGAGAACGTCGAGTGTGTAAAGGCTGGTGAAGGTCGAGTTATCAAACTTCTTGCCCATAACCACTTCGATACCCTGATCGGTCGTGCCGCGCAGAATGTCCACACCTTGACCATCTGGAACCGCATAGCGTCCGGGCAGCAGTTCAATGCTGTCCTTGTGCCAGAACGGGTTAGCGCCTGTGGCGTTATCGTTCAGCCAGTTGATAGAAGCGGTTGCGGAAGTCGAAACAACCTCAACATTCTTGTATGCCGTTTCCGCAGCCGTTGGCGACGAGTTGGCACCGACCATCGGCGGACTGATAACCATCGAAGTACCGTTCACAATTGAGATAACGCGGAACGTCTTGAGTTGCCCCGTGCTTTCCTTCGTGATTTGGTGGACTGCTTCGATACCGGCAATCGTAAATGCCGAACCCACCGCAACGCCGGTCGTGGTCGATACGGTGACTGTCTGATAACGGTTATCAACGTTGTTGCCGTTGGCATCCACGTTGTCAGGAACGTAACGAACCTGCGCACCATTGGTTGCGATGGTAACAGTTGCTGAGGTTGCCGCAATGCGCTTGCCTGCATCGATCTTGTAGGTATCGAAGCCCGCAATCATGCCGACATACGAACGCTCGTAAGCGCTGATAGTCTTGTTGGCGACAAGGTTTTGGCGTCCAGCAAGGTTGCCCGCAAGGCCGTTGTAGTCACGCGTGGTCAACGCAAGGTAACGGTCGCCTTCAGGAATGCCCTGCTCGTTCATCATGCTTTCAGCCAACGCTACGTCGTCATAGTCACCGGCAGTGCCGGTGATGGCGACGGTAAGTGTACCTTGAAGCGATGCAACGTCGCGAACCTTGGTGTTGATGTCCGATGCAAGGCGCTGATATGCGGCTTTACCAAGGCGGCCTTCCTGAAGTGCATCACGCAATTCAAGAGCGTTCATGTTCCAAGATACGTTCTTCTTTTCCGTCAACTGCGACGGAACCGAAAGCTGCGTTACGTCCTGCGCGGTGACGGCAGAACCTACGGTGCGTGTCTGGCTATTCAGGATGTACGGCATTGGACGCCAGATGGTATCGTTTGCACGTTCCATCAGTTCGCCGTTAGTGCCGAACTTGGCAACATTACGAGAGATCACAAGCGCATCATTGAAGCCTGCGAGAATGTCTTCGAACGCTACGCGCTCTTCTTTATTGAAATTATTAGCCATTTGGATGCTCCTCTAATGGCGAGAACGGAAAAGGGATTAAACCCGGTTCGGAACTCGCCTATTAGGGACGGCGGCAACCCATGGACTGCGCATTTATAGCCGCGCGAAGGCTTGTGAAGCGGGTTATAACATGAACCCGCCCCATGTGCAAGGTTACTCGTTGAATGTGCCGTTGGTGATGGTTGTCATTGCTAAGCCAAGCGTGAAATATACGTTTTCAAGCTCACTTCTTGGCCCACTTCCGAATATGTCTAGGCCTAGATCACCATCCATAGCGACAGCGCAAGTAGCGGCTTCACCAAACTTGCCAGCGTCAATTTCATCAGCAAGATTGCGCAGCGCGGCGGATATATTGAAGTATTCTGGACGCTTCAATTCTACCACATTTACCGCTGTCATCGCCAAACGCTTTCATCCGAAGCAATCGCCAAAAGGGCAAGCCCAATGACCAGCATCCATAAAGCCGTCATTGCTTTGACTTCTTGTAAGCCAGCACCTTGGAATAATCGCCAGTCTTGGCCGCTTCATCACGGAGCCTGTCAAGCGTGTTGTCAGTTGATACGCCACCACCAGCAGCGGGAACGGATACTGCGCGTTCTGGGCTTGTGGCTGGCTTACGGGTTGTTTTCACGCTCATCTCCAATCGGACAGCCTCGGCTACAAATTCGGTGTAATCCTTAATCGCAGCAAGATCATTGGCCTTCTTGGGGTTTTTACCCAAGGCATAGACCAGCGTTGGCGCGTCCTTGGCGACTTTAATCAACAATGCCTGTTGCGTTGCGTCGAAGGTGTCTTGGATTAACGCTTCAGCCTCGGCAAAGTCATCGACAGGCAGTTTGATCTTGGCCTCGTTGTATGAGGAAACCTTAGCTTCCCATGATTGCTGCGCTTGGCGCTCTTGTTGTTGCGCCTTACTTTCCTCGGCTTCAAATGTGGCCTTGTCAGCATACCACTTGTCCAAGGCTGCGCCGTGTGCGTCCTCGTCATAGTCGAAGTCTGCCAGTGATGGCTTAGCGCCAAGCTTGGGCTTGTCCTGCGTGACGGTGTTAGCGGCTTCTAGTTCCTTGACGCGCTTTTGCAGTTCGCGCTTTTCGCGTTCCCGTTCGCGATCACGCTTGCGCAAATCCTGCACCCACGCTGGAGCCTTGGCAACTTCCTCCTCGTCTATCTCATCCTCTGGCGTTTCATCGCCAATCTGGACGACTAGCGGGCCTTCGGGTTCGACGGGCGCGGGTGCCTCATCGACGGGTGTTTCGGCTTCTACCAGTTCAGTCTCGTTCATACTTCGCGCCCTCCTAGTTGCGCACCAAGGCCTGCCATTGTTTCGGCAGTCTTGGCTTTCGTTTCATCAACCTTGGCCATTGTCAGTTCAGTGTCAGCTACCGCCTTGCCTGCTAGTGCCGCTTCCTTTTCAGCAGCAGCGGCAAGGTACGTTGCATTAGGGTCTGGCGCAGCCTCTTGCCCTGCAGCTTCTTCCATAGCCGCTTGCTCTTCCTCGTTAGGCTCAATTACGCCCATTTGAACAAGCTGCTTGCGATAGTAGCGGTTAACGTCGCTAAGGCCCTCGCCTTCAGCGTTCATCAGGATCAACGATGTGATCACCTTGGCGTCTTGCGGATCATTGGCCATTTGCAGCAAGCCAGTCAACATGCGCACGGTTGCATCGCGGCGGCTGGTAAAGGACGGGCCAACGTCAGGCACAACGTCGAAGTCCGCCTTGGACAGGTCATTGCGGAGGGTAATCTCACCGTTATCACCAATGACAGGCTTTGCCAGTTCAACGCGTGAAACATCGCCTTGCTCGCCCACCGACTTCATGGGGCGCTCGTCCTCGACGTAGACATCTTTGGCCATTGATAGCCATATCTCGCCGCAGCGGCGCATAGCCTTGGCGAAGTTGGACATGAATATGTAAGACTGCATATCAAGGCGCGATTGGATCATCTCCACCGCTTTGCCGGATATGTTGGAAACAACCTGCTCTGCGCCTTGGTTCATGCCAAGTAGTTCGTTCATGTCCTGCCCGGTTTGGGCAATCAATGCACCAAGCGCAGCAGGAACGTCAGGCGGTTCAAGGTATCCGACAGGCCCAGCTGGTTGCGTTAGACCATCCGCGCCTTCAATCGCGTTAATCCGATAAAACGGATAATCGTTGATATTGCCCTTTGACCATTCATCCTGAAGGCCAGCGATTTGCTCGGACAGAAAGATAGGCTTGCGGATTGGCGATAGCGCGGCAATCTCGGCAAGCTTTGACACCATCATATTGTAGATGCGCTGTGGATCTTTCGCCAAGCGGACCGCGCCCATGCAGCGCTCAATGTTATCGACAAACCAGCGTTTACCATAGACTGGCACGATCGGGATATTCTTGCCCGCGATATAACCGCAATCTTCAAGGATGCGCGCGCCGGACATGATGTATTTGCGAACCTTACGGCGCTTGACCTTACGCGCCTTTACCTCGATCACCCCCTTTGCAGCTAGGTCTTCAAGAGCGGCTTCAATTTCGGTCCGTTCATCCTCAGCTTCGAGGGTTGCCATGTCCTCTAGGTCGTCATCGGTATACTTAACCGTTTCGCCTTCGCTGTCAACGAATGTGCGGACGTTCTCGGTCACGTCCTCGACGCGGTAATACTCTGCGATGTAGGTCACATCGGGCGAGTTCCAGTCAAAGTTAACCGTGTTAATCTCTTTGGGCCAAGTGGCTGGATCATCGCCATACGTGGTTTTGTATGTCTCACGCGATACCGAATAGACCACAAAGCAATGTTTGGCGTCTGACTTGTCTTGCCGCTTGGCGTTCAGATCGAAATAGACCGATGTGTCAGCGTCATAGATCGGCTCAATCCGAATGCGCTGCTTTTCGTTCTCTTCGTCGTATTCATCTTCGTAGCAGGTGCGCAAGCGCCAAGCGCCCATTCCACCGCCTGCCGCTTCCTCGAATGCGTTATCGTACGCTTCCTCGGCGCAGCTATCTTGTTCGTCAGCGCGGTAAAGCCCGTCGCAAACGTCGGCTAGATCGTCCTCGCTGCCATCCTTGGTTACAAAATCAACGGTAATGCGGTTATTGCGGTATTCGTTAATAATCCGCATGACGCCCATGTGGACCTTGTTGTTCTCAAGCTTTGGCTTGTTCTCGAATTGCTCGCCTAGCGGGCCTTCCCATTGCGCGCCTGCGATGGAGTAGAACCGGCGGTCCTCGACGCACTGGCGGCGCTCGTCACTGCAAGCGGCTTGGATAGCGTCAAACTCTGCGCGGGCTTGCGCGAGAAGTTCGGCATCTTTCACAGACTTGGATTTGCGCGCCATCATCACCTCTGGCCCGTCTGTCATCGCGACGATGGGCGGTTATGTTTAGCATGGCATTATTGTTGTGGCAAGATAACTGATAATGGCATGGTTAGGCTTGAAATATCCGTCATCTGTTTGATGAGGTGTTCGTTTTGCGTCTCAACCATCCTGTTGCGCTGCCAGTAGTGACCAGCGGCGCGATTGAATGCACGGGAAACTTCACTTTCCGCCCAATCCTGCAATTCATCTATGCGGCCTTCAAGGTAAGCGTTCTGCTCACGAAGGCGGCGGGCTTCACCCCAAGGGTTCAAGATGGCTTTCCAGTTCATAATAATCTCCTAATCCGGTTGCTGCGGGCCAGTGGGATTCGAACCCACGGATGCCGAAGAGGACGCCTCTTCCTGCCCCTAGTCGCGAACTATGCCTTAAACCACTCAGCCATAGCGCCGCAGCAAAACAACCATACACCAGCACCACACCATTATCAACGCCCCCACTTTGACGCGGTAGGCATGGGGGCGGCGTCGGCGCGTTCTATCTTTGGCGTGATGTGCGAAAGCATGACCTCCGTTAATCCCCACACCATCGCGTCAACACGATCTGGCGAACCTTCGCCAGCATAACCGCTCATGGTCATTAGCGTCATCTGGTCTTCTAGTTCGGTCAAACCTCGCACATGCGAAACGCGGCCTTGCTCATACAATGCAGACACCGGCTCTGCCCTTGCAGTCTTGCCTCGGCTTGCGGTAACTTCCTTGAACGCAACAGACTTGTCAGCCGTCTTGATAACGCTCTTGACCATCGCACCGCCGAAGTTGCGCTCTGCTACCAGCCTGTCAGCATCCCACCGATGATACGCCTCACAAGCGCGCCTTGCCCATCCGTCGGGCGATAGCTTGCACGTCAAGTCTTCTAGCACATAGCCCCGGCCATCGACGCCACGGCCAACCACAACAATACCCACTTGGTCGCCATCGTCCTCGCCGTCCGTTCCTGAAGGATCGACAGACACCACAACACGGGACATTTCAGGTAGGTCATTACACATAGACCGTTCAAGCATGGCACGTGTCCACAATGCGCCCGGAACGTCGTCCAGTATCTCACCGTCCAACTCTTGCCTACCAAGGCGCGTTCCCGCGTACTTGGACACCACCGCGTCAATGAACGCTTCGGCCAAGTTGTCTTTGTTGTCCATTGTGGATCCGCGCGTGATAATCGTTGACGGGTTCGCCATGATCTCACGAAGGACAGGGATAGGACGAGGCGTTGTCGTCGCCAGAACGCGAGGATCATCGCCGCTTCGCATGGTGAATTGTAGCATATCCCACAGTTCTCGCGCATAGCGGTACTTGGCAAGCTCATCCACCCAAGCCGTGTCAAACTCCGGTCCGCGCAACTGGTCCGGTTCTGTGCCGTTATATCCTAACGCTTCAGCGCCGTTAGGCCAGATGATACGAACCGGCTTGTAGCGGACTTTAGGCATCATGTCAGGCGGGCTTATGCGCAAGATACGCGCCACCATGACTTCCTCAAGATCCTTCTGTGTTTCCGCCACCAGTGCGATGGATCGCGCACCATTCTCGACACGCTGCCTAATCCATTGCGCGCCTGCTTCAGTCTTGCCGAAGCCACGGCCAGCAAGAATTAGCCACGTCCGCCAATCGCCGTCAGGTGCAAGCTGGTTAGGCCGCGCATGGAATGACCAATCCCAACGATAACGCGCCTTAACTTCAGGGCTAAGTGTCGCCAGCAGTGCTTGCCGTTCGGTTTCTGGCAGCGATGCTAGCAATTGCGCTTTCGAAAGCTGAAGCATCCTGTTCTATCCTAATCGCTTCGCCGTCCTTGCCGGTGTGTTCCGTGGCAGTCCGTTCCTTGAATGCCTGAACATCAACATGCGTTCCCACAAGCTTTAAGGCGCTCACAGCCTCGCTGAGCTTGTTTGCGTCATGGCAGGCGTCATATGTCCGCTTAGCCTCACGAAGCACCCACGCGGCGTCTATACCGCATTCTTGAGCACGTTTAGCCTGAGCTTCAGCTATCGCAGCCGCGACTGAAGTTTTCTGAAGCAACTGATAACCCTGCTCCATTGCCGTCTTCGTGCTGTATCCTGCCCGAATAGCCGCTTGTGTCGCGTTCAGGTCAATCAGGTATTCCCTAACGAAAGCCTCTTGTTTCGGAGTTAGCGCCATATCGTTTAATTACTCTTTCCCGATGTGTTGTGCAAGTGGGGCTGGTCATTCGGGGGACGGCCAGCCCCAAGTGTATCTTTGTTAGGCATTAGCAGTGTATGTACCCTTCCCCGCCTGCTTGAGTTCCGTCAGGTGCCTAGCCTTCGCAGCCGCGATACGTTCGGCTGTTGAAAGACGCGGGATTGGTAACTAGTCATCCCCCACCCAATGCGAGCAAAAGCTCGTCGAGGCGGTGATTGGGTTTTGCCAGATGCCGATGATCTTTCCGCCCTCGACAGCGCGAGAGCCGATCAGCACGGGAGGATTCAGTTTGCACCAACCGAAACGGTCATGATCGGGATGTGGCTCGAAGTTATCGCATTGGGTGCAGGTCTGATCTGTCATGGTTTTAATCCTTTAATTCGTGAGGGTGTTTTACACCAAGGGGGGAGGGTTATGCCACCCTCCACACACGGACACCGTTATCGATCTTGCGGATTGTGAATTTTTTCCCTGAACGCTTGGCGTACATTTTGGCAGCTATAGCGGGATTGCTATCATGCTTTCCGCCATCAATAAACACGCTTTGCCCAACCTCCATAGTGGTAAATGGATATTTTGCCTTAGTGCCTAAATGAGGCTCAGGCTGCGGGATGTTATTTTCAATCTTGAACATATTGTTACCCTAGGCTTACTTGATGATTACGTCAATGATAAAAAATCATGCGAGCATCGGGCGGTAACTGGTAATGGCTTCTTATAGAAGCCAATTACGTTACGGTACCGCCCTCGCCTTTGCCCCCATTCCGTTACCACAACCAGTTACCGCTAATCACAACTACTTGAAAACATTAGGTTTTGCCGGTAACTCTCAAAAATTACGGGCAGTTACCGCTCGCTATTTCGCGCCATCATCAAAGCGCTGGAAAAAACGTCGCAAGTTACCGCCCAACCGTGTTCAAAAGGGTGAATTATTGACGCTATTGTCAGTGCCCCGATAGGCTTTTCTGGCACGCTTGGTTTGGCATATTGCTTCGCGCTAGCTTCTGATTTTACCAATCCGGCGTCGAGCAAATAGGCTATAAATGCCGACCGTGAAACATATGGTGTGCCGTCTCGATCTTCTGCCCCTGAAGCCCACCAAGCGTTTTCGAAGATGCGTTTGTGCTTATCCAAAGGGCTATCCTTAACCCTCTCGGCAGGCGTGTCCACAGGTGTGACAATGGCGCTTGTTACCGCCTCGCCATCCTCATCAAACCAACCATTAATTGCCACGCTTTGTAGTTCGGCATAGACCGCCGTAGCCTCCTCAGCATCCTTAGATTTGCGTTGAACGATCTGCATGGGCTGGCCGTTCTTTCCGGGTACGATTGATACCTCTATATCTAATGCGCCCTTCCAAGCTGAAGAACCGCGCGCACGATGCTGCGCTTCATCACTTACGCCCGTGTGGTGCACGAGGAGTACTGAGCAATTAAACTCTGCCATCAGTGCGCCGCAAGCGTCAATCATCGTCTTTGCATCTTGGGCGCTATTTTCATCACCTGCGAGGAAGCGGTGCAGAGTATCAACCACAATTAACCTTGGGCATTCCGGCAGTGCGCGCACGGCGTCCACTACGCGCCTATAACCTTCAGCCGTGTTTAGATCACAGCCGGCACGTGAAAGCCACATTGCCAATGCGCCTTTGTGTCGCTCCTGCTTCCACGCCGCAACACGTGACCTCAAGCCGTGATGGCCTTCGCCAGCTAGGTAAACCACCGCGCCCGCCTTTACACGGTGCCCATTCCAATCTGGTAACGACGCGGCAATGGTTAAGCACCAATCAAGGACGACAAAAGTTTTTCCGCCCCCACTTGGTCCGTGGACCATTATCAACGCTTGCTCTTGCAGCCAATGTTTCACTAACCACCGGATAGGCGCAGGCTTTGTGGCAAAGTCGTCGGCCGGAATAAGCCAGTCGTCCACGGCCGGCTGCAACAACGCCGTTAGATCACCCCCCGCCTGCGCAAAGTCGTTCGCGTCTCCAAGGGTAGGCGGAATTACTACGCGCGCGCCATGCTTTGCGGCCGCTTGATCTGCATACTTTTGCCCAACGCCCGAAGCGTCATTGTCAGCAACGATTACAATGTCTTGACTGGTACCATGAATGGAGCGGAATGTTTCCGCCACGTTAGGAAGGTTGCTTGCGCTGTAAGCGACTGCGCAAGGCCGATTTGTGGCTTCGTGAATTGTTGCGGCCGTGGCGAAGCCTTCTGCGATAAACAACGTTCCGGGATCATCCATGACCCCTATAACCCAATTGCACCCGCCCGTTTGTCCGCCTGTGTGGTAGAGTTTACCACCATCTGGATCAATGTATTGCAACGAGGTTAGTGCGCCGTCGCTGTTGTACAACGGAACAACTAGCCGGCCGTCGCCTGTCACTCGCGCGCCGTTAGGCTGGATACCTTTACGCATTAGGTACGGGTGCGCGGGATCTGCTCCTGTGCAATCCGACCATATTTTAGTGACAGTGGATGCCGCCACTTCACGGCCGCGCGCTTCCTCGGCATCCCTTAACCGCTTCGCTTCTGACATTCTGCGCGCGTTCGCCATTTCCTCGGCCGGTGTGAGCGTCCGCCCTATGTCAGCGCGCCATGGAACCTCCATACCCATACGCCAGCAACCAAACCGGCCGGCCGGTACGCCATCACTAAAGGCGGCATACCAGCCAGACTTATCGCCTTTACCCGGTGTTCCCTTGGTGCCCGATTGGAAGCGGTGCAGTTTACCGTCAAGGGTTACTACGGTAGGCGGCGTTAAGCCAGCCGCCTCCATCGCTCTTTTTAATTGCACCTCTGGAGGGTCTGGTTGAATAGCGGCCGGCGGCGACCAAGGCCCGCCAAGTATGTTGGTTAGGTCAACCATTAGTCAGATACTCCGAAAGAATGCGCGCCGTTTGATAAGACGGTGCAGCACCTTTTCGGATGCGTGACAACGTGTTTGGGTGAAGTTCAAGCCTACGCGAAACTTCACGAAGGTTGCGATCAGCCAAAGCGGCTCGGATTTGGTCATTTGTTAGCATGGTGCTTTTTGTAACAACAACTGTTGACATATGCAACAACCTTGCGTTAAATAAGTGCCAAGGCCGACCGGATACCCCGACAGGCCGGAGACAAACAACATGGCGATTAATCTTAAGCGAACAGGTACGCTGTCATCGAACGGCGTCAAGCTACTGGTGTACGGTGCGGCCGGCGCTGGTAAAACTTCATTGATCCGCACCCTTCCCAATCCGATTGTGTTTTCGGCCGAAGGCGGTCTTCTTTCCATCCAAGATGCGGACCTTCCATACATTGAGGTTAACTCGATGGATGCACTGAAGGAAGCCTACGAATGGGTTTCAAGCAGTTCCGAGGCGGCGGCGTTTCAGTCCGTGGCACTCGATTCAATTTCGGAAGTTGCCGAGGTTGTTCTTGCTTACGAACTAAAGCGCAACAAGGACGGCCGCGCGGCATACGGCGAACTTAGCGCCGTCATGCAAGAATTAATCCGTAGCTTCCGCGATCTACCGGGCAAACATGTTTACATGTCCGCAAAGCTGGAAAAGTCGCAGGATGAAATGGGCAAGATGCTCTATAATCCCGGAATGCCCGGTAAATCCCTGACGCAGGGTTTGCCGTACTTCTTCGACGAAGTGCTTGCCTTGCGTGTCGAGAAAGATGCCGAAGGCATCACGCAACGCGCTTTGATGTGCGATAGCGACGGCGTTTGGTTGGCAAAGGACCGTTCAGGCAAGCTCGAAAGTTGGGAAGCCCCCGACCTTGGCGCGATCATCGGAAAGATGGCCCAATGACAGAATTAAACAACCTCGCAAAGCAGTGGCTTAAGGCAAAGAATGCCGAGGCGGCGGCTATCACTGCCCGCCGCGCCCTAGAGGATCAAATGCGCTCATTAATGGGTGTGGCTGATAACTTGGAAGGCGTAGAAAAGGCTACCCCTGAAGGCTTTGAAATTAAGGTAACCGGCCGGATTACTCGCAAGGTTGATGGCGACCGCCTTCAAGAACTAGCAGCCGAGGCTGGCTTGTCCGAACACCTCTCATCACTGTTCCGATGGAAACCAGAACTTATCCTTTCGGCGTGGAAGGCAACCGACAAGGCAATAACTACACCGCTTGCGCCTGCGATCACCGCAGAACCGGGCCGACCTTCATTCTCAATTTCAATAAAGGACGTATAACATGGCTTTTCTTGGTGAAACATACGAAACCGAAAACCTGCCCGAAGGTCGCTCCTATGACCTAATTCCTGACGGCTGGTACAACGTGACAATCTCACAAGCCACTTTGGGCGATACAAAGTCAGGCACCGGCAAGAAGATCGACATTCGTTACGACATCACCGGCCCAACACACCAAGGCCGCGTGCTGTTTGGCAGCGTAAACATTCGCAACCAATCACCAAAGGCGGAAGAGATTGGCCGTCAGCAGTTGGGAGAGATCATGCGCGCTATTGGCCTCACGAAAGTGCAGGACAGTGATGAACTGATTGGAGGGCACTTGTCGGTCAAGGTTAAAACAAAGCCCGCTGAGAACGGCTATGAAGCCCGCAACGAGGTGTCAGGCTTCAAGGCTATTGATGGCAGCGCGCCGCCAAAGCCAGCGACAACGACGGCCGGTGCGGCGTCCACTAGTGCAGCACCGCCTTGGGCGAAACGTTAATTATTAGGGGGCGCTTCGGTGCCCCCTTTTCCCCGGAGTGAACTAAGTGGCATTAATTCCAGAACCCGCCGTCACCATAGCGTCGTTAATCGACGCAGCGCACACTGCAAAACCAGACAAGCCACGCCCACACCTTGGCGCTAGTCTCCTTGGCCACCCATGTGATCGATGGTTATGGCTGTCATTCCGTTGGGCAGCACGCGAAACATTCAGTGGCCGCATCCTCCGTCTTTTCCGCCGTGGTCATAACGAGGAGGCGGTTATTGTTTCAGACCTTCGCCGGATCGGAATTGACATTCGAGACAGTCAAGCACGGGTAAATTTTGGCAAGCACGTTTCCGGTTCATTAGATGGGATTATTCAATCTGGCGTTCCTGAAGCGCCGGGAAAAAGGCATGTTGCCGAGTTTAAGACGCATTCTCTAAAGTCCTTTACCTCTTTGCTTAAGGACGGCGTCGAAAAGTCCAAGCCGATGCACTGGGCACAGATGCAACTTTACATGCACGGGACCGCGATTGACCGCGCATTATACGTGGCGGTCTGCAAAGATGATGACCAGTTATACACCGAGCGGGTGCGGTACAACAAAGACGCAGCAACGCGATTAGTCGCACGTGGCCATGCGATCACAATGGCGGACCGAATGCCCCCGCCAATCAGCACAGACCCTTCATGGTTTCAGTGCAAATTCTGCCCTGCATACGATATGTGCCACCAATCAAAACCAACACGCTTTGCCAATTGCCGCACTTGCGCCCACGTGACTATCCGAGAAAACGACGTGCATTGCGCACGTTGGGATGATGCAGTGCCAACTGACTTCCAAGTCGAGGGTTGCGACGATCATGTTCTGCACCCTGATCTTGTGCCTTGGGAAATGGAAGGCAGTGAGGACGGGTTAAGTGTCACTTGGCGCATTGGTGACCAGCACGTGGTAAACGGCGCGGCTGGTTACAAGTCGCGCGAGATTGTGGCAAACCCGGATGTGTGTGGCGACCCGTTTGTAGAGACGGCTAAAGCGTCATTCCCCGGCGCGGAGGTTGTATGCTGAGGGACTATCAACAGCGCAGCCTAGACCAGCTTTATGCATGGTTACGTGACAACGCGGGGAACCCATGCCTTGTCCTGCCTACGGGTGCCGGCAAGTCGCATATCGTTGCCGCGTTATGCAAAGACGCTTTGCAGAATTGGCCGGAAACGCGCATTCTTATGTTAACGCATGTCAAGGAATTAATTGAGCAGAATGCCGAAAAGATGCGCCAACATTGGCCGGGTGCTCCTATGGGCATTTACAGTGCCAGCCTACGGCGAAAGCACTTGGGGGAGCCGATAACATTTGCCGGCATCCAATCAATCCGAAACAAGGCGCAAGAGATTGGACATGTTGACCTAGTGGTGATCGATGAATGCCACTTAGTCAGTCATAAAGACGAAGGGGGGTATAGGGCGCTCCTACAAGCACTACAGGCAACCAACCCTGCCTTGCGCGTCATTGGCCTCACAGCCACCCCCTACCGCCTTGGGCATGGCTTAATCACCGATGCGCCTGCATTGTTCCACGGGCTTATTGAGCCGGTGACAATCGAGGAGTTGGTTTTCAAAGGCCACCTGTCAACATTGCGATCTAAGCGCACCACCGCGCGCTTGGATACCACAGGCGTCCACAAGCGCGGCGGGGAGTTTATAGAAGCCGAACTACAGGCGGCAGTAGACACCGACCTAAACAACGAGGAAGTTGTGCGGGAGGCTATTGCCCTTGCCGGAAACCGGCGCTCGTGGCTGTTCTTTTGCGCCGGCGTCCAACACGCAGAGCATATTGCCGAGACGCTACGCGCGCATGGGATAGCAACTGGTTGCATTACAGGATCGACGGCGCGTAAAGAGCGCGAGGAAACAATCGCCGCGTTTAAGGCAGGAGAGCTACGCGCATTGACGAATGCTAATGTGCTAACCACCGGTTTCGACGCGCCAAGTATCGACCTTATCGTAATGCTCCGGCCGACAATGAGCGCAAGCCTTTATGTGCAGATGGCAGGGCGTGGAATGCGCGTTGCACCGGGCAAAGAGGATTGCCGCGTTTTAGACTTTGCGGGCGTTGTGCAAACGCATGGCCCCATTACCGCAGTACAGCCGCCCAAGCGCAAGGGTGAAGGCAATGGTGAAGTGCCGATGAAGGTCTGCGATACCTGCGATGAATTGGTGCATATCAGTGTTATGATCTGCCCCGCGTGCGGTACGCCTTTTCCGGCACCGGAAAAAATAGGCTTTACCCTGCGCAATGACGACATAATGGGGATCGATGGGGAAACCTTGGACGTTACCTCTTGGCATTGGCGCGAGCATACCAGCCGCACTTCTGGCAAAGATATGCTGGCAGTCACTTACTACGGGAGCCTGTCAGACGCGCCAGTTACGGAATACCTAACTGTTTTGCACGAGGGATATGCAGGCGATAAAGCCATGCGCCTGCTTTCGACGCTTGCCACCAATGCTGGCGCGCTATTGGGCAACACGCTAACCGAAAGCGCGGACGCATTGAACGACGCAACGCCGCCGACAGAAGTTGAGTTTCGTAAGGATGGCAAGTTTCACCGCATCTTAAAAAGGACTTGGAAATGAGACAGCCTAAACCAGTGGCTCTAACGCTTTACGAAGAATGGATGGCAAAGGGGCCTCCTCGGTTCTGCTTTAATTGCGACAACTATGGTGGGATGGGCGAGTGCCTTTTGAATGGGCAGGAACCGCCGGCCGAGTTTACACAAATAGAAGGCGCTTGCCCTGTATGGGCGCGAGAAGTGCCGTTCTGATGGAGCGCGTAAGGACAGAGCATGAGGAACAACGTGAGGTTGTTTCATGGTTTCGCCAGACATTCCGGCCGGTGCGTATTTTTGCTATTCCCAATGGGGAACAGCGGACAAAAACCACCGGGGCGCGGTTGAAGGTGGAAGGCGTTAGCGCGGGCGTGCCCGATCTTTACATTCCGGCGTGGAATACGTGGATCGAAATGAAACGCACAAAAGGCGGGGTTGTTAGCCCCGCCCAGCGTGATTGGCATGACTACCTTCGGAGCATAGGCCACACCGTGCTAGTTTGCTACGGCGCAGAAGACGCTAAATCTCAACTAACCTCTCCTCCACCATATGAGCCAACTCGCTAACGCGGCGGCGCTCTATGTCCACCAGTTCGGCTGGCACGCCTTCGGGATAGCCCTTGACTAATTCCAAAAGGCGTTCGGCTAGGTCGTTTAGGTGGTTTGTCATGCTGCAATCCTCGTTATAAGTTCAGCCACCTTACGGCGCTCATTTTCTTTGGCGCGCAAGGCTTCGTTGTGGATGGCGTCGACCAGCATCCGGAACGGCTTGTCCGTCTCAAGCTTGGCGGCGGCTTTCTCGCATCCATTGATAACCGTTGCATGATCCCTGCCACCTGACATGCGGCCCATTGCAGGATAGCTGAAATATCCCTTGGATAAATGCCAGATAGCAAAGCGCACATTAACGCACGGCTTGTTTTTGCTCTTGCCCTTTAGCATGTCAACCGGGATGTGGGTAATCATAGACGCTGCTGTAAACAGTTCCGCCATTTTGTAGGGCGCTATCGGGCGAATGCCGGGTTTTGCGATGTTTGCACGGCATAGCTTGCGGCTGTGTTCGTAGCAGAAGTTAGACACGGCACGCGCATCGATTTGCTTGCCGCATGTTTTGCAGTGACGAACGCGCGCGTCTATCTCGGCATTTATGCACTTGCGGCATTTATCGTGCCTGCACCCGTGAGACAACTTTTTGCCACAAGAGCAATGGCGCGTTTTTGCCATGCGTTCATCAGCAAGGCGCTGCCCTGTGCATTGACGGCAAAAGCCTGATTTGTTGTACCTGCCGACCGTAGTTGTGCAGTGTGACGTTGCGCATTCTGTCATGCCAGCCACTCCCATAATTTAGCTAGGACGGCTATCCAAAAGCAGGCCAGTAGCGATATTCCGGTTAATCTGGCTTTCTCAACGTGTTTCACTGTCCTGTCCTTTGTGCTTCGTGCCACCATGTACGCAGTGCCCAGAGCCATGCGGGGATGTAGAAGGGTTTCATGCCACTATTTCCTCAAGGCGGACAATCTTAGCGCGGATAGCCGCTCGGACATGTGATGCGCGTGGTTCGGGAATAACATCCGCCCACTGGTGAACGGATTGCCCTGTAATGCCAAGCGCCGCTGCCAACTGCCTTGAACTTCCGAACGCTTCGATGGCTTCGCTTTTTTTCATTCGATCATCCTTTTCTTGAAAAGTAGGCTTGACATAACGCAAGGTTCACCTGTATGTCAAGTCCATCAAGACGGAGACGGACATGACCGACAGCGAATTACAGGAATTGGCAACCGACATTCTGGCAGGCAAGACATTGCCGTTCGGCCAGTATGGCGTTTACGATAGCGCCGATTGGATTGATGGTGCGGAACAGGCGCGTGAAGGCGACTTGACCGATTTGCGGATCATGACTGCCAAAGAAAACGCATGGGACCGCTTCACATCCAGCCGCGCAGCTTCGCGCAATGATTGGACGTTTGACGAATATTGCGAAAGGATGGCAGCATGAGCCCCACAGGCTGGCACGTAAGCCACGACGCCAAAGCGCCAAGCAATCCTTGGCTGGCGTCCAACCTTGACCTTGGTGTGGTCGTCTTTGGCGAAACCATCGACGCGCTGGGTCTGGAAATTCAGGAACAACGGCGCAGGTCCTTTGACGC